CAACCTCGCTTTTCTTTTTTGTTACCAAGCCAAGTGCGGTTAAATCTCTTTTTTGTTTTTCTTCTCTTTGCTTTTCTTCAATCTCTTTTTGGAGTTTATTAAATTCTGAAAAACCAATACCAATGCCCCTTCCTATGGAAGGCATTTTTTCTTGTTGTTGTGCTAACAAACCTTTGCCTATTGCACTCGCTAAATCATATCCGCTTGCAGGTCTTCTTTCGGGATATATACCTTTTAAAATGTTTTGATATTCTGCAAATTGTTCTTGCATCGATGGTTCATCACTCGAAGAAAGCAATGATATTAAATTTTCATTTGAAAGTTGAGAAACCTCATCATCGTTGAAAGGCTCGTCAATTAAATCTACAGCACCTCCCGGTGCATAACCCATTAACGATGACAAACCTGTTCTGCTCATTGGCATTATCCGAATGTTTTATATTGTGGTGGATTTAAAAAACTACCTAAACCACCCAATGCTGATAATCCAACTCCTAAGCCTGTTTGCAAGGCTGATGGTTGAACTCCATAAGTTGTACCAATCTGACTGAATCCTGCGGGGACACTTTGTACAAACGGTAACAATGATTGCATTTGTTGCAATGGTGCTTGTTGTTGCATTAATGCATTTTGTCTAGCTGCATCCAATTGTGCCTGTTGTAATCCTTGTGTCATTTGACCTAAACCTAGTTGTCTTTGTATGTCAGCTTGAGCAGCTTGTTGTGCTTGTGTGCCAAGACCCATCAATTGTCCGCCAAGACCTATTTGTCCTGCTGACCTAGTTTGTGCAAGGCTTCCAATGCCTGATGATAAATTTGCAAGATTTTGTTGTTGTCTTGCAGTTTCACCCAGTGCAACTTGTTGAGCCTGTTGATAGCCTTGACTTCTAAGTCCGCCTAAAGCCTCTCCTAAGCCTCTACCGAGAGCTTCAGTGCGTTCTTCTGCACCCAATCTAGCTCTTGATCCAAAGGCTGATTCACCGCCTCTAGCGATGTCAGAAGCTCTAGCTGATATGTCAGCCATGGCTCCTCTTTCAAGTATGTCTTTGCGTACTTGGTCAATAACCTCTTCTTGATATGGGTCATAAAATTTTGAAATGTAAGTTCTTTCTTCGCCTTCAGGTCCAACCATTCTTGTTGGGTCATAGCCAATTTTTGCATATTCTCTTAACAATTGTTCTGATTCGTCTAAACCCCCAAGCCTTTGACCTGTTGCAACTCCCTCCTCATCAAATTGTTGTCTTCCAAACAAACTCTCAAGACCTTGACCAAAATATTGTTCTGCACCTTTTTTTGTATCTGTTCCAAACAGGTAAGGGTCTTGAACGCCAATTTTTTCTCTTGATAAGCCAATAGCCGCTAATTGTTCAGGAGATAGTCCTGCAATCTTTTGCGGTACGACAACAGGTCTGCCCTGTTCATCATAAAATGTGCGTTCAGCAGCCCTAAATGCTTGTTGCATAAAGCCGGGTGAATAGCTAGAAGTACCCGGTATGCCTGAACCAAAGAATAATTCTCTAGTGGTTGGGTCTAGGGTTCTAAACTGTTGTTGAATATCTGTTGCGATTGGTTCTGCCATTATGCCATGTTCCCAAAATGTTCCATTAGTTTATACATAACTCTAGTGCCTGACTCTCTTGTTGGCTCTCCGTTTGGAGTTAAAGTTAGTATGCCATTGTTATTGTTAACATCAAAAGAACCTGCTCCTCTTACAGCTTTGGCAGTCATTACAAACTCACCGTCTGAAAGCATTGCAGGAATATCGTCTGATGTCTCAGTGCCTGCCCCATTGATTTGTCCATCTTTTACAGGAAACTCTTCTACATTGATAGCAACATCCATGTCGCCACCTTCTGCCATAGCTACGACACCACCATCAGCAAAAGCCATAATGCCACCATATCTTGCGTTTCTTGGCTTGCCACCGCTTAGTGCAGGCATGCCTTCAGGAGTTAAACCAAACTCTACACGAGATGGCATTTCTGCTCCTGTTCTACGAGCTATCTCTGCTTCTATGTTATATCTACCAAGTGGGTCCATTTGTGTGAGTGGAGTTAGAGGTACGCCTTTTTGATCTTTGGCTTCTTCATAAGCCAACTTACCAATTAAGCCTGCAAGTCCTGCAATACCTAATTTGCCCATCATGCCAAGACCGCCTTGATCGCCACCTGCTTGTGTGCCACCAGTTAATGCACTTTGTATGGCTCCAACAGCACCTCTGCCCGGTACTTTACCTTCTGCTCTTGCTTGAGAAACCAAAGCATTGAATGTGCCATTTGCCTTAGCTTGTTCTATTTGTTCAGGTGTATATCCTGCCGCCATAAGCTCTTCAGTTCTAGTCATGCCATCATCACCAGTAAGCATTTTTGCAACATCTTCAAATCTGCCTAAAGTTGATTGGCTTCCCTGTAATGCCGATAATTCCGCAGATGATACAGGCATTCCTGTTTTAATATTTATATATCCTTGATTAACTGGGTCATATTGTATGTCTTCAGGCAAAGGTTGCTGTCCACCACCAAACAAACCTGTAATGCCTGAGCCGAATCTGCCACCTTCTAAACCTTCTTGTGGTGCAAACAAACTGCTTACTGTATCTATTGGGCTTGTAACTAAATTTTTAATTCCACTGCCAATAGCACCCGGTATAGCTTTAAAAGATTCGCCTAAGCCACTCAAAAAACTACCTTTGCCTGCTTCTTTAATAGCACCAAAACTATCTCCAATTGAAGGACCTGTTCTTAAAGGTCCTGCAACAGACAATAAAGCCAAGGGATTGGCTCTGCCTTTAGCTACATCATATACAGTGCTTGCGGTATCTATTAAAGCTGCTGGTGCTTGCCAAGGACCGGGTACAAACTTAGCTACCTTAGCCACTGGCTTAATAACTTTGTCCTTTAACTTTTTCCAAGTTTTAGACAGCCAACCAAACTCTTGTAAACCAGTTTCAGGATTGATTGATGCTATGCCTCCTAACTGACCCGTTGAATCTACCACCCTACTTTTTGGGTCTATGCCCATTTGCATCATGGTTTCTTCTAACATATCAGATGCTTGTGGATTAGCCTCTAATACAGGAGCAGGTATTACAACCTCACCCTCTGCAAGATGACCCAAAGTGGTATCATCCATTCTTCCTGATTCGGCACCAAGTTTTAATAATGGATTGCCTGATTCTTCTGCTTGTTGTTGTGCGTTAAATTTTAATAACTGAGTAATACCTTCATCACCCTCACCGCTAACTGGCATCATTCTGTCTTGTAAAATTTCTTCTTGAATTTCTTTGGGTGCGACTTCTTTTACAGTTTGCACAAATGCGTCTACATCCATGCCTGTACCCATTTCGTTGAGTATTTCTTGTTGAGCTTGCATAGACTCAGGTGAGTTCTGCGGATATGTCATTATGGTTCTAACTTGTTGTTCAAAACCAAGATCAACCAATGGTTGCATCACACTTGTGTCTACATTTGATACCATTGGGTCTTGTACACCACTTAATAAAGCCTTGTTAATCCTAACCGTATCGTTGTCAGACATAACGCCTGATCCAATTAGCATAGGGTTGGATTGAGATGCTTGCATAAACATATCTGCTTCTCTATCAGACATAACTCCTGCACCCATTGTAGGTCTAATATCTTGTGTGAGGTTTTGTATTCTTTCTTCTAATGTTGCCATATTAACTCGTTGTAACTGTTACGGAGCCTACAGCCCCTGTTCCACTCACGCCACTCAAATATGTTTGGTGACTATATAAATCACGAAAAGCATTCCCGTCATACGCTTGGTGAATCTCTAGTGTCGTATTAAACACTATATCACCCGCTATAAAGTTCAGTTCACCTAATTCGGATTGGTTGAACTGCGGGGTTCGATTTGGGTCGAACTGTCCTAAGTTTAACTCAAGTATCCTGACTAATCTATTAAAAACATCAGGTGTTACTTCGTCTAAAGCCTGCGGTAACCTTGTCGGTAATAGCTTTGCCATTATCTTCTACCATCAGGCTGTATATACATTCTAGTATATCCTAGTCTCCATTGCACTCCTAGTCTGTTTGCTGTGTCTGCGTCATCATCACTTTGCAGTCTTAACACAGCCTGTCTTGCTCTAGTTCGTACATTTAATTCATTGGTATTGTTAGAAACATCCTTAGTAACTTTGGTTGATAAACTTTGTGCAGGAAAGTTTCTTGTTTTAATTTGCATGTTTATTTGTGGTACACCACTGGCTGTATTAGTGCCATAAAACTTAATATCAGGAATGATTTTGCTAATAAAGGCAAAATCGTTGCCTTCTTGCAAATCAAAATCAGAGCTTTCAATAAAGACATTATCCATTGGAGAACCATCGTTATCTTCGCCTGTTTCTTGGTTATATAGATAATTGTCATTGGTAGCCACTGGTGCGGTAAACACATCTTCATCAAGCCAAGCAGTTCGTACAAGCTCACCTATGCTCCATGTATTTTCTAAATAGTTATATATAACATAGCGTGATATTTCACCTGTGTTATCTTGAGTTGATGGATAGAACCACCACACTTCATTGTATTCTTTATTAACCAAAGCAAATGTTTTAAACAACTGTGATAAGTCTAAGTTTTCTTGCACATAACTTAAGACAGTGCATTCTAGTCTTTGTACACTACCGTTGTAACGATAGAAACCATCTTCAGCCATCCAATAAACACCATTCGGTGCATTGATACAAGCGTTAGGTGCGATCATACCCACACCTTGATTGATTAAGTTGACTGCAAAAGTTAAAGGTGGTCCAACAAATTGTATCGAATACAAAGCTGAATCAGTCCACACAAGAGTTTCTTGCCTTGATCTTATCCCACCAATAATCTCACTACCCACAGAAAGTCTTACCGAGCCTGCGGTATTGGTTGTTAGTGGCTCCCACTCAGTTACGCTTTCTTGATCAGAAAAAGCAATAAGCATAGGATCAATTGAACCTGTTCTAGCTGTGCCTGCACCATCAATAGGATCAGCACCTAAAACAAACACATGTCTATCTGTTTCGGAAACAATGGTTTGTAAACCAAGGGTAGGAGCTAAGTTTGCTCCTGATAAAGATGTAATATTTACGGCTCTTGCAGATGTGCCTCCTGAAGAATCCCAATAAAAAACGCCACCGCCTCTTGGATTTAAAATTAAATCTTCGCCAAAATTATCAGACGACCATAATCTAAGTTGATTGGTGAAAGTTAAAGAACTCGCAGACCCATATGCACCCGACCCCCAAGCATTAACACCCCAACCAGTTGATGATACAAAATTATCTAGTCCAGTATTAAGTTGGTAAGCACCTACTACACTACCGCCCCCATTACCTGTGTCACTAGAATTAGCTGTTACAGTATCTCCGCTAGTATCTTTAGCTTCTATGGTGTAAGAATTAGAATCTACAATGGTTGCAATTTGGTATTCTTGATTTAGAACAGTATCAGTAATATTACCACCCAAAGACACTGCTCCTGAAAAAGTAACAAAATCATTTTGCACTGCACCATGTGCTGTATCACTTACAGTGATAGTAGCATCACCATCGGTTGCAGAAAATGTTACATCGCCTGCACTTGTTGTTAATCTAATGGGGGTAACATCATAAAAATTATCACCTTCTTTTACATAAGATTTAAGGTGAGTGCCTAAAAATAAATATTTAGTTCCTGAAATAGAAACCCATGCAAATAAATTTCTACAGGTTCCGAGAAAAGAATTAGCTGAGTTTTTGACCCACCCACCTAATTTTTCAACAAAACCTTTTCTAAACCTAATTAAAGACGCATTGAACCATCCGCCTGCGTTTGTGTAATCGGTTCCTTCTCTATTTATTCCTGCTTTAAACTGAAACTTTGCGTATGGCATGTTTCATTGCTATTAAGCGATTCGAATAATAGCTGTAGATGAAGCTGCCGCAGGGAATACAATTGTAAAGTCACCTGCTGTGGATGTTTTATCTCCACCAAAATCTATGGTAGCTACTGATGCATTTGTTGCTGAAGAATTGTAGATCATACAACCCCTTGCTGTAATTGTAGCTGTGCCAAAAGTTAAATCAGCAAAATCTGTAAAAGCTGTTGTGCCTGAAGATGTTGGATTAACATTGGTTAAGTCAGCACCACCTGATGTGTAGTTAGTTCCTGAAGCTTGACCAGTCGTAGTAAAAGCTGTTGTTGTAGCTCCCAAAGTTGCTGATGAAGTATACAGTGCTAATTTAAAGGTGTTGCCTCCACTGGCTTTAAAATTATGTACTCCTTCGAGTAATTGTTGTTTAAAACTTGTTGTAAGTGTTGATGTAATTGCCATAATTATAGTTTCCTAATTAAATCAGCAGACTCCTTGTGACCTGCTTTTTCTAATTTGTTATTAATGGTAATCCTATCACTTTTTATAGCATTTTGCATATATAGTTCAATAACTTTTTCAATATTGTTTTTAAACTCATTGACTTGGTTTTTTACATCTTCAGGTGCTTCATCGCTTACCGCAATGATTCTTTCAATACACCTTTTTGCCCAAAATTCTACTGGGTGACCACCTTCTGTTGTGGTGTGTACCTCAAT